TTACATAAGCTCCTTCGAAGGACTCTCTGGATGCAACTGGTTTGGGGGAAATGATTTGATTTCTTTTTAGCAATTCCCGATAGATATACGTATCCCAGACTTTTACAGAACCGAGGGTGTCTAAAAAATTCACCCCACCCATGAATGCCAACATTACTGTGATATCAATATATCGGACTTGTTGGTCAATCTTATATACAAGAATTACATCACGTAAGTTGTAGTCTAAAAATTTCTGATAATCGTTTTCATATAGCCCATTCAAATTCGAATATTCTGAATAGTCTAGTTTATTTTCTCCAATGACTACTTCGGCTACAGTATCTAATCGATAATTTTCCAATTGACCGTATGTCAATGTAGAGAATTTCTTGAAAATATCTAGATAGTCTATTTGGGAAACCCCAAGAATATCATAAGCAAGGTTTTCCTTTCCTTTGATGACAATCGACTTTTGACTAATGAATCCCCACGGAGACAGTTTCTTAGAATATCCCTCGCCCATTACTTTTTCTAGTCGATGGATCAGATACGGAATATCAAATAGTCGAATGTTCCATCCAGTAAGAATATCCGGAGAATGCACATTCAATAAAGCTAGAATTCGAGAAAGAAGATTGACTTCATCCGAGCAATGAACAAATCGAACAGGTTTACCTTCTAATCCATTTTCCGGAGGCATATAATCGGGTTTTAGTCCAAAGATAATATATTCGTCAGTCTTTGAAAAATAGAATGCTGCAGAAATGATTGGGGATTCTGCTTTGTCTGGATGAGGAAATCCCTGGCTAGAATCCATTTCAAAATCCATTATGCAGACATTCATAAAGGATGAATCGATTCCTTTTATCTCATTAGGAAACTTTTCTGCAATATACTGAAACACAAAATTTGTGTTTCCAAAAACTTCCAGATTAGTTCCGTCCGATTCCTTTATGAATTTAGAAGCGTCCGGCATAGTGTCAAAATCCAATCTTTGAAGAGGTTCTTCATAGATAGATCGATAAGGAGAATCTTTTTGCGGGGTTTTAATATAGAGGGAGGGAGAGAACTTATCCTTCCTTAGGACTTTCTCTCCGTTTTCGTAACCAGCATAGAGGATCTGAGAGCCCAGTCGAGAGACATTGGTATAGAAGTCAGTCATAAGATCCCTTTTTGGCAGAAACAAGAAAGGAGGATTGATGAAGCTTATTCTATCAATCCTCCCGAGGAATGTAAACCTCTTTTTTGATTTCTGTTACATGGTAAGGATCCCAGGCTTCTGGATAACCTGGATGTGACCGAACCTCTGGCGATATGAGTTGAGGAAGTCTTCGTTCGGCTTGGCACGAAGAGTGATGGCATTCTTGTTGATGAAGATTTCTTCTCCGTCATCTGTCAAAAGTGGAAACTGGAGCATTTGCAGTCCGACTTGACCACGTTCATTGGGAATGTAGTTGATCAGAAGCATGTTCTTGAAGACAAGAGAATTTTCAGTCTCAGAGATCAATTCTCCGACCAGATCTTCTCCAGACACGAGTTTAAAGAATTCAATGTCTTGCATTACGAGTTATTCCTGGTGAATTGTAGATTGAAGATCTGAATCATCATTATTCAGATCGTCTGATTGTTTTGTTGAAGGATCTAGTTTATGCGCATTTTCATATTCACAGTCATAGTCTAATTCGACCAATTCTTCTGATGGACATTGCATCAGTTCATCGAGGATTTCATTCTCTATTGTAGTCATGACAATAATACCATAGTGAAAATTTTGCTGGAGAGAATAATTCTCTCCAGCATCTACTCAGAAACGACTATTGAATCTGAATCTTCTTCGGAGCCAAGTCTTCAGGGATCTCACGAACCACGTCGATAGTCAAGAGACCATCTTCATACTTCGCGTCAGAGACTCGAGTGTAGTCTGCGAGCATGAAGGTTCGGGTGAATGCGCGTGTCGCGATACCCTTGTGAATGGTTTTCCAAGAAGCGGCTGACGTTTCTTCTTCGGTCTTCTCAGTTTTCTTGCCGGAAATCGTCAGACGATGTTTCTCCACGACCACATCGAGTTCATCGCGAGAGAATCCAGCCACAGCGATCACAATTCGATAGTGCTGATTATCAAACTTTATCAGGTCATACGGCGGGTATGCCGCATCTGAATTCGCCACAGAAGAGAGAAGCCGATCACTCCAATCTGGAGTAAATCCGAGCATTGTTTGCTGAGCTCGGTCCAGGAAGTCAGTGATCTCTGGAAAAGAAACAAAGTTCTTGACAGAGCGAGCGGCAGCCTTAGAAGGAAGTGTGTTCATGGTATATTTCTCCTAATATTTAGCAAGAAAGTTTTATGTTTACAAAGTTCCCATTCAAATCATTTTGACGTATCAGAAGTGATCCCGTCATCGATCTAAATGAGTAGTTCTGCGGAAAACGAATTCTTCCGCATTCCAGATATTCTTATTTATACTCTTTTGACTTATTTCCGATCGAATATTTCGCGACTAGTTCATAATTTTTCTTTTCGGTATAAGGTAGAATCTTGATCTGTCTCAGAGAAAGTGTCTTACCCTCGATCTTAGCCGGATTCACGATCTTTAATAGTTCCCAATCTTCTAGAAGTTGAGCGATCGTATTTCGACGAAACATATCTGAACGAGTAAAGTTCGCGGGTCGTCCATCCAGAATGAACAATTCCTTGAAGTGTGTGATCAGGTATCGTCCCCGTTTATGAAGTATATGACAAGATTGAGTTAATTTCTTTTCAACCTTAGATTCTATACCAATTCGGGTCAGAGTCTCGGCGACTTTCAAGAAATCATCTGGCTCCTGAAGTTCAATTTCCAGCATGTCTGCGGGAGTCCATAGAACTAATTCTTCCAGATACTGTCGAGAGAATCTCTGTTGTTGTTGGTGTTGCTGTTGTCGATTTGCAGCAATATTTCCAATATTATTTTCTACTAGTACCACCTTTGTAAGCCTCACTTTTCAATGTTTCAATATAGTTCTTTTTCTTATCTTCATTGTCACAAAAAATACTAAGAATATCTTTTGCTTTTTTTCTCGAACACTCATATTTATTTATAATCAAAGCAATTGCTTCTTCGGTCGAGGCTTCTGACTGTTTCTTCAACCACTTCGAGAATCGTCGACGCTTGGATAGTACATGATAATAGAAATCGAATTGTTGCTGGTTATTCAACACTCCTGAATACTGATTCATCGCATTGGCAAAGAAGATAGAATCCTGAAACAATGAAAAAGACCGATTGATGATAAAAGGAACGTAGTCATTCTCATGCTCATCGATGATTTCCGGATTCTTCTTATCGTTGATCGAATTGACGAACTCAAAGACACTGAAACTATTCTGTTGTTTTGCCATGATGAATAGTCTCTCAGAGGAAATGAACTTTCATCATGATCTCCGTCATCGCCGCGCAAGAATTAATCTCCTGATCGACGACAAAAGCGCTTCGATACTGAGCCTCTGCAAGAATCAGAACCAGATGAGGAATCGATTCCGGTTTGACAAATTCTCGAGCAGAATCATAGAGCTTTCGAAAGATGACATGTGCGTCCACATCTGCATGATCCACTAACCACTGGCGCATCGACCGGAAATCCTTTTCCTTGAGGTGCTTCACCAGAGCTCGAATCTCGAGATCAATCGCAGCATGAATCAGAATGCCTGAGTCGATCTTTCCGGATGCAGACTGAGTGCAATACTTCTGAAGTTCATTGATGGTCCTACGAAGGTCTGGTGCCCACTTAAAGACGATCTCTGCTAGCACCGGCTTCTCGTATTCGATTCCCTCGTTGTCCAAAATGAACTGGACTCTATCAAGAATCTGTTTGAGCATATCCGGCGTCTTGAAGTCTGCAGCATTAAAGTCTATATTGGTGCATCTGGACTGAAGAGGCGCGATGATTCGATTCTTGAAGTTTGCGGTCAGGATGAATCTACAGTTCTTGGAGAATGCCTCTATTAGTCCCCTTAATGCAGGTTGTGCAGATTGTGACAAGAACTCTGATTCATCAAGGATTACAACCTTATGTCGCGAATCATCTCCAACAGAGACCGTAGACGCAAATTGCTTGATCTTTTGCCTTAATACATCGATGCCATTTTCTTCAGATGCATTGATCATTAAATAATCTAGGTTAAGATCTTTGCATAAAGCCACAGCACAAGAAGTTTTGCCCGACCCTTGCATGCCGCTCAATAGTAACGATTGAAATTCTCCCGCCTTCAAGATGTTTTCAAACAACATCTTCGTTTCCTTTGGGAGAATACAATCCTTTATCGACTGGGGTCTATACTTCTGAGACCAGACAAATTCATTGGAATCAATTTTTTGCATAATAAATTTCTCGTTTCAGAGATACAAACGATCAAAAACGATCAACCAAACAGAGTCTCATAGAGGTCAAAGATCGAATCGGCTTCTGACTTCTCTTCTTGAAGAGATTGCTTGTGATAGATCCTTCCAAGATTCCGAACGATCTTGGGCTTGAGCTCCAACTCAGCCTTCGCTCGATTGCAGATGTCCTTGATCAATTCACGTTCTGCATCGATTCGAAGCATCGAGTTGGAAATCATCTGAATGAACCCTTCCAGCTTCTTTCGATCTGCAGCATTGAAGCTATACACAGTTCCACTATCACGATCCACGACGGAATACATTTCGTTGTCTTCACTCATTATATCATAACTCCTGATAGGTTTTTAACAATTCTTGCAAGTTTTCTGTTGAAGATACTTGATCTTGCCGTAGACTAATCCGACGTCGACGAACTCGGTCGGATGAAACGCTCCTCGCTTGGCAATCTGATCGATCATGTTCGATAAGAATATGAGTTCATTTGAAGTCAGAGATTCATTTTCGTCATCGAGGTCACCAATGTCTGGAGGGATTTCTTCTTCAGTTATTTCTTGTTTCTTAGTATTCATGGCTTCTCCTTCATCATTGAATCAGAGTCAACAGAGACATAATAGGTTACATGATCTCCAATAAACTGAGAAATCTTGCCCTTGCCCATCGCAGCCAGATTGATCTCGATCGTTTCATTGGGACCAAACACTAAAGACTTCAGATTCTGAATGTTAAAGAGGAAGTTGAATTCGACTGAAAGCGGTTCATCAAGAGTTGAGATATCCATCTCGAATGTATTAGAAGAAGCAACTTCTGGATCGAAGACTTTGGCACAGATCATCTCGTCGGTGTTAAAGAACGACATCGTTGAATGACCAAATGTTGAAGCAGCTCGTCGAAGTTGAGACAAGACAGAACCTGGCATCTCAAAAGTCACCTGAGGCTCAGGCATCTTGATGTCCTTTTCTGGGTATGAGAGTGCAGTGTCTGCAGCATACCAATATTGAACCTTTGATCGATTCTTAGATGAAGAGAGAATGACTCGCTTGGTCTCAAAGGCAAAGTCGGTTTCCTCTGAACCACCGAGTAGATTTACAACATTTAGGAATTCAGAGAGGTCAAAGATTCCGATCTTTTCTGGAAATGTATCAGGAACTGTCGCATTGGCAAAGATTGTCTTGATCTGAGCGTCGTTGACAGTCCTCAGGACATTTCCTGGCTGAATGAGGATGTTGTTATTGATTGTCGAGAAATTCTTCAAGACAGAAAGAGTGGCTTCAGAAAGTTTCATGATTTTCAAATTTTCTATGTTAAACAAGATTTAAATTTCAACAGAATTTTTGGCCTTACCAGAATTCGTAGGTAAAACGGAATGCGAGCAAACAATCTTGATGGCCTGATCTTCTGTAAACCCAACTTCTATCAGACTCTGATACATACTATAATAGATTTTAGCAGTTGATGTAAATAGATCTTTGTCTTCTGCTAGTACTGCAAAAATTTTCTTAACTGAATCAAACATTTGTCATTCTCCTAAGCGGTTGATGAAAATGATTCCAGAATTATTCTGGAATCAATGTGTTAAATAAGCTCCCAACAAATTTAGCAATCTTCTTCTATTTCTTCAGACTTTTGCTGAAGGATGCCAAAATCGATCTTGGAGATCTTCTTGTAGAGGTCGATGAAAGCTTCTCGAGAAACTTCGTCGTATCGAGAGATTCCGAGCCGAATGACCTTGAGCTCATTGAAGAAAATTGTATATGACTTCAAGATCTGAACGAGCCGACGAATCGAGAGAGTCTCGTCAATCGCGTCTTCCTTGAAGGAGGTATTGATTATATCACCCCAAGAAGCCAGTTCTTCGGCGAAGACTCAACATTGGGTTTTTTTCTCTTGATCTAATTTTGAAAAGCTGGGTAGATTATCCAGAAAAGCATTCAGGATCTTCTGGACTGTGTCCTTCTTGGGGAATTCTTGTTCGATGTCGACTGCGAAGCGTTCTAGAAAGGCTTCATCGACAATGGTTGCTGCAGTGTAACGGCCATTCAAAGAACCACGGCCCTTGGTGTTCGCGGTGGCGATGACTTGAAACCCAGGAGCCGGATGGACGAGTTCACCAGTTTTCTTAATGAGGACCGGCTCGCCTTCAAGGACTCCTTGCAAAGACATCGAAGTTTTGGGTGAGCCTCGATCGACTTCATCCAAAAGCAAGACTGCTCCAGACTTCATCGCCGCGATCACAGGTCCATCGGAGAAAGTGGTGCTGCCGTCTTCAAGACGAAGAGATCCAAGGAGATCCATCTCGTCTGTGTCCGGATTGATCTGGACTCGAATGAATGGACGATTCATGACAGCACAGATGTGTTTGATCATCTGGGTTTTTCCGTTTCCTGACATCCCAGAAACAAAGACCGGAAAGAATTCTCTAGAAGAAATGATCTTCTTGATGGTATTATATTCTCCCCAAGGGATATAAGAAGGATCCTTTTTAGGAACGTACGGGCGATGGTCGACAAAGTCAGAGGAAAAAGGGGTTTCTTGCTGAGAAACATTCTTGACACGAGGAGTCTCTGGTTCGGAAACAGCCGGATGGGATTCTTTATATTCCTGGAGACGGACGACCTCTGCACTAAGCGAGTAGATCCCGTGGGAAACCCGATTTCCCGGCTTCAGGAAACGCCGGACCCCGACTCCTTGGTCCAAGCCAACCCGACTCATTACATTCTCTATATCCTTGCGACGGAAACTGGTTTGGTCCGGATGGTCATTCATAAGCTGGACAACGACTCGGTCG